CCATACAAGTGTCACAAAAGATACAAGAGGTGGAAGCCATCCAGCTAAAAGAGCTACAGTAGAACTTACGCCAACTACATCACCCACTGTTTTTAGTTCTTCTGTCATTTTAGCTTGCTACTTTTTTTTCTTCTACCGTTTCTTCATTTTCGACACTTTCAATTAACCTGTTAACAAATACCTCTGAAGAGGCACGTAATTGATCTAGTTGAAATTTAGCTGTACTAATTTTACCTTGAAGGTCTTTAATTTGAGAGATCATATACTTCTGTTCTTTTGAAAAAGAATCTTCAGAATAGTCTGTACCATTAATTGTAATAACGTTACTTGTTTTAGAAGTGTTTTCCATTTTAAATCTCCTTTAATTTTATACCCAAGATTTACTTGATTCATCCCACGATACGGGAGTGCCGTTATCTGGATGCGGCACTGGCGGCACCCATTCATATGTTTCTGTGTTGAAACTCCAGCTAGGAAAAGGCTTTGGCTCAAAAAAAACATCGTTTACAGGGTCATAGGTGTAGCCAACTCCCGCATAATTTGCTCGGATGGAACCATCTTCAGATGTTTGTATCCAAGTACCACTGCCAAAAAAATCACTACACCAAGCAGAGTCACAACCGTCTTCAACTACGACGACTCTGACAACAATATTATCATTATTAACTTCTGCAAAAAGACTCATTTAAACCTCCTATGCATCTGCAGTATTCGTGCTTGGATATGATCTTCCAGTTCCAAACATAACGCGACAACCGCCAGCGGCACCAGCAGTTCCAGCACTTGCGAAGGATGATTGTGCACTACCCGCACCACCACCAAACTGACCACCAGTACCACCGGGATGACCAGTTGCTGTGGCACCAGCACTACCGCTAGACCCACCTCCACCACCTGTATTTCCAGCGCCACCAGAACCTGAACTACCTTGACCTAGAAGACCAACACCACCGCCGCCACCGCCGCCTTTAAAATTACCTGATACGTCTGTAGCTGATCCACCACCGCCGCCGCCACCACCAGATGGTGCAGCACTACCGGCTAAAGCACCCTGTCCAGAAGTTCGGTTTGCGCCAGCGCCACCATTACCAGAATACCCGCCAGCACCACCACCGCCGCCGATATAACCACCAGTGCCTCCGTTTCCTCCGGTGCCTGTTCCGCTTGCACCTCCGTTATTCGGACTTTGTGTTATTGTTCCACCACCACCACCAGCGGCAGTACAGCTAGACCCAAAGCTAGTAGTTCCACCTGCTGATCCCACTCCATTGGCACCACCAGCACCTCCTGCTCCAATGGTTACAGAAAATGTAGCACCGGGACTTGTCGAAATGTTATTTACAAATCGCAGTGCGCCACCACCACCGCCACCAACTTGTGAGCTTCCAGCCCCGCCACCACCGCCACCGACGCAAACAACAGATAAACTTGTAACGCCAGCAGGAACGGTAAAGGTTCCAGAACTTGTAAATACTTGTTGTCCAGCAACATCACCAGTAAACTCTAGTGTATTAATTTTTTCGATTTGCGCGTCAGTAAGTGTGTTAACTTTTTCGATATCGCTAATCGCAATTGTATTTAATTTTTCAACTTGATTAGCCATTATGCACGCTCAATATGATCCATGCTTGGATTAATATATACAACGTCTGGAGATAAAGCTGTACCGACAATTTGAACAAACGCCCCATCTGTAGATGGTGCTGTATGGGTCATTTGTCCAGTTGTTTCTGAAAGGAATAAAGTTGAACCCGGTGTAAAATTAAATGTATCATCTCTAACAAAACCATGAAGTAGGACAGTTCCTGTAGCTGTATCAGAAATTGCGGCTGGCGCAATTCCAATAGCGCGAGCGGTCGCTAAAGCACTAGCATCTGCTCGTACAACTTCTGATGTTGTAGTGTGTATACAAACAAGATCAAAAGCTGATATTGCTGCTCCAGCAAGCATCTGTGCTGTCATTCCAGTAACTGTGTGATCAGTTCCTGACAATAATGGTGTTGAAATATCTAAAGATTTAGCATCACCAAGAGCTATGTTACCCGATATTGTAACATCTCCATCAGCAGCAATAGTTATTGCAGCAGCAGTAGACGCTACACCAATAGTGCCACCATCTTTAATAAGAATATCGTCTTTAAATGTTACAATGCCAGCACTACTGATTGTCATTGCATCATTCGCAGACGATACGCCGATTGTACCTCCATCTTTTATAACAATGTCATCTTTAAACGTTACAATACCAGCACTACTAACTGTCATTGCATCAACAGTAGATGCTACACCAATAGTACCTCCATCCTTAATAATAATATCATCAGCAAATGTAACAATACCTGTAGATGCTAGGGTCATAACCGCTCCAACAGAAGCGTTTCCTATAGTTCCACCATCTTTAATTAGTATATCATCTTTAAATGTGACGATACCAGCACTACTAATTGTCATTGCGTCATTAGCAGAGGCAACACCAATCGTACCACCGTCTTTAATCATAAAGTCATCAGCGATTGTCAATAGACCCGCTGAACTTAGTGTCATCTTTGCAGTTGCAGATGACGCAGCAGTTTCAGATACACCCGTTGTAAATACCAGTTTAGTCGCATTAGCATCAGCCGCAAATGTACCTTCTGCAATAGCGTGTATACCAGCAGCAACAGTTGCACCGTCTGTACCGTCAGAGTCTCCTGCTGCCATCTCAATTGAAGCAATAACATCATCAGCTACAATTGCATCCTCTTCTGATTTTAACTGAAGAACAAAGGGACGATTATCTGTATCACTAATAGTATTTGTAAGAGTTAATCCTGAATCGGCAACATGTGTAACAGTTATTTCATCATTAGTACCAAATGATAATACAGCGCCATCATGTTGTAATTCTAAATCTTGTGTTAAAGTAACATCACCATCTGACCCAATCGCTATGGCATCTGGGTCACTTGCTGAACCAATTGTTCCAGCGTCTTTAATAATAATATCGTCAACAAAGGTTACAATACCTGTAGAAGCAATAGTCATTGCAGTTGCTGCAGAAGCAACGCCAATCGTACCACCGTCTTTAATTAAAATATCATCTTTAAAGGTAACGATACCTGCACTACTAATTGTCATAGCATCGTTTGTAGATGCTACACCAATTGTACCACCGTCTTTAATAAGAATGTCATCTACAAATGTTACGACACCAGATGAGGCGATAGATATTGCACCTGTTGAAGATGCAGAACCAATTGTTCCAGCGTCTTTAATAAGAATGTCATCTACAAACGTTACGATACCAGAAGAAGCTATTGTTATTGCACTTGTTGAAGATGCTACACCAATAGTGCCGCCATCCTTAATAAGAATGTCATCTTTGAATGTAACGATACCCGCACTACTAATCGTCATTGCGTCATTTGCAGAAGCAACGCCAATAGTGCCTCCATCTTTAATCATAAAATCGTCTGCAATTGTCAAAAGACCAGCAGAGCTTAGTGTCATTTTAGCAGTAGCTGATGCTGCTGCAGTTTCAGATACACCTGTTGTAAACACAAGTTTTGTTGCGTTAGCTGATGCGCTAAACGTGTCTTCCGCAATAGCGTGAATACCAGCAGCTACCGTAGCACCATCTGTTCCATCAGAATCTCCTGCCGCCATTTCAATAGAGGCGATAACGTCATCAGCAACAATAGCGTCTTCTTCTGATTTTAATTGTAAAACAACAGGCGTATCATCTGAACCATTTACAGTATTAGTTACAGTTAGTCCTGAGTTGTGAACATGCGTCACTGTTATTTCGTTATCTGCGCCAAAGCTAAGTACAGAGGAATCGCTTCCTAGTTTTACATCATTATTAAAAGTAGCTGTTCCTGCATCACTACCATCAATAGTTAAAAATGTTGTATCAGAACTTCCATCTGTTCCTTTTAAAATAATATCAGTATCATTGCCTTGAGCGTCTATAGTTATATCTCCTGCTGATGTTGCAAGTGTTACCGCTGCATCACCAGTCGCTATGTCATCAGCAGCAGTAGCAGAAAAAGTTTTAATATCTGATGCTGGAATGGTTTTCATTGTTCCACCATCGTTTACAATAAATCCATCAGTAGCTGTAAGAGTAATCGAACCACCTACAGACGTACCACCATCAAGAAGATTTATTTCTGTAGCTGTTGCGGTAACGTTTGTACCTCCAATATCTAGTGTAGTCATAGAAACTTCACCAGCAAAAGTAGCTACAGAACTGGCAACAGTTGCGTTAGGTACAATCGTTAAATGTGTAACATACGTACCTGCGCTATTAATATCATTACCAAGTGTAAGAGTACCACCATCAGCTATGTTTAACTTCCATTCATCACCAGCATCATCACCCTGATCAGCTTTTAATACAATACCAAGAGCAGCACCTTCTACGTTTGCTGCAATCTCTAAAGAATCGTTAGTTGATTCATCATATAATATTGTAATATCTTCATTCGTGCCTAGAATAAGACTTTTATTGTCAATAATTTGTACGTCATCGTCAAATTTAAACTGATCCTCATCTTCCATCCACGAAAGAACACCGTCACTTGTTTCACCATCAAAGGTTAGTACAACATCTGTATCTGCTGTTCCTAAACCAAGCGTTAACGCATGTCCACGAAGCGCAGTTACATTACCACCTTCTCCTGCAGTACCATCGTGAGAGTGACCACTTGTTCCAAAAGCAGCTACAATAGCGTCAAATTCATCATTAGAATCTGCTGCATCAATTGTATCTCCATCGCTGTAAGAACTTTGTCTTGCTGAATAAGCCGTACCCATTTTTATTACATCCTTGTTCCCGGTGTGAACTCTAGTTGAAAGCCCTTTAATGTAATCGGAGGATTACTTGAAGTGTCATCAATTTTTACAACAGTAGTAAACCCACTACCCTCAATAGATTGTCTTATAATTGGAAAACCATCAGACCCGTAGACTGCTGTTCCGTAAGTAGATAATCCATAAATTGCTTGTGTGCTTTGAGTGGTTAAAGTGTAGTCATCTGGTTGAGGTGTAGCAGGGTCTTCAAAATCAAATTTTACACCTAACGCTAAATTAACTGTTCCTTCTGCATCGTAGTTTAAATTAATACGCTGCATGTTTTTTCTAATACCTGCATCTCCTAAAGTAAGATCAGCAGAACGATAAGAAGCTATTATATTTGTACCATCAAAAGTATTGCCAGATTCTTGTTTATACACAAAACCATCAAAACTTCCATGTACTACTAGTTCTGCATTATTAACAAATTGAGAGTCTGCACAAGAAGGTTTTATACCTTTTATTTCTGCCCATTCCCATCCAATTTGACCTTGTGGATTAGCTTTAATAACGCCTATGACTGCATATGCAGCAGCTTCTAATTCTGCAGTTTCTGGTATAAAAAGCCTATATTGACTTTTATCTCTAATCACAACAGAACTAATACGGTCTAGTGCTATAGTAGTAAACCTTCGTTGAATAGCTTTTGAAATAACACCAAGCTCTGTATCACCAATACGCGCTGTTCCCTGAACTGTACGTACACCATCTGGACCTAAGAAAACTAGATCACCGCCTATCTCTTGAATACTAAACCCGTCAAGACAACCTAGTGTACGAGATACGGAGGAGACAGTAAATGTTGCAAGAGTATTTCCTGTAACTTTAAAAATTCTATCTCTGCAAAATATAAATAGATTATCGCGGAAAATTTTCAACCCTGTAACAGCATCGTCAACTTTAATTGAACCTGCACCATTGCCTGAGTTAAAATCATCCTCGTTAAACGGTGCTGAAAATACAATTTCTTGAGGTGTAGAAGACATTCCAGCGTAGAACATGTGTTCTCGAAATGAAGCTACAAACTGCGCTCCTGATACACTGCTTTCAGACACGGTTGTAACTGTTGTATCATTAATTACTCTAGGAGCGTCAGCACCGTTAACCATGCAAACTTTCTCAGCATTTTCGTAATTAAATCTTTCAAAATACGCCCGTCCGCTTGCTGTTAATCCGGTTTCTAATGTAGTCCATACGTTGCTACCTGCATCAACAACTAAAATTCCATTGGAAACTGCATATACTTTATCGTTGTAAATTAAAACACCCTGTACAATATTATCACCATTTACTCTAGCGGTAGAAACTTTAGTTGTACCATTTAAACGGCGATAACCTCCTAATACAGAAGGTTCAAAATTTGTTAGCTTTGTTGCTGCTCCGGGCGGCATTGAATAGATATCTTGGTCTAATATAAGACCACCCGTGGTCGTAATAATACTAGATGTTATGTCTTGTGTCATGGCGCTGTATTATATAACCTCATTCCTGCTGGATACATGTAATTTTTTGTGTTTATTAGTTCTATTCGCATACGTGCTAAACCTTCTTTATAATCTTTTTCAGAAAGTTGTGCAGCAGGTATGTTAGCTCTAAGAATATGGCAATAATATTTTCCACGATTTACAATTACGTCATCATAACGTGAAGGTAGGTCGGGAGTATCAGTAGATGAAGATAAGTCTGTATGAATTTTGTAATACTCATAACGAACACTTAAAAAACTTGAATCGGGTATTGGTGTAAGACCATACTTATCATCGTATGTTTCATAAACATAAAAAGGTGTACCAAAATGTTCTACAGATGTAGTATTTAGGTCACGATCAGAAAACTTATCTAACCACTCACTGTAGGAAAGAAAAACAAGTTTGCGAGGACTGATATTTTCTGAAACTGATACGTTATCTACATCGTGGTTTGCAGAGGCAGAATTTACAAAACCTATAAAAGTCGATGTTGTTGTTGCTGTAAAAATAACAGTATGAAACTGACCATCACCAGCATCATCAATAGAAAGAGTTTGAGTTGATATTTGTGTACCACCAGAACCTGTTCCTATGTTTAATGTAATGTCTCCTGTAAATGTACGAACACGAAGAACGTATTCTTTATTTACAACAGTGCTAATAGACTGTTCCGCTCCTGCATTATTTAATCTAAGTCGAGCAGAAGCGTTAGCAGGACTTCCGCTAGTAGTACTCCAATTTGTAATGTTTGATGTAAAATTACCGTTAGTAATTAAATCACTTGGAAGTAATACAAAGGTATTCATATTTGCCTGTCTGGCATCTGATGGCAGACCGTATTCTTGAGTACCCGCCGTTAAAGAATCTGTTTGATCACTATGAATAAAAGGCCACTGAACTTCAGAATTATAAATATCGTGAATACTTTTATTCACCATGTTTTTAGCAACAGTCTGAATACT